CCAGAAGACTAACTCGGGGGATGGCCAGAATCATTTCTTCTGTTCCTCCCCCGGTAGCCAAACCGGTGGGGAAAATTGAGAGAGAGACAAGAACAAGCCCGACTCCTCTAGCAGGAGAAGCCACTCCGCTGAAAACTCCTATCTATAGAACTCCCGTTCGTGTAAAGCAGCCCGTTGCTTCTGAGGAGGAACCAGCTCATGTGGCGGCACACCATTCCCCAGCGAAGAAAGCTATAGTCAAAATCAAAAAGTAATGGGAGGTTGTTATGGCCATAGAGCTGAACTCAGCGGATGATCTTACCGATGCTGTCAAAATACAGCTTTCTACTTTGGCCTCTCTTATTACCGAAGAAGGGTACGAATTTGTCAGTGATCAAGCGGTGCAGGAGCTGGGGTGGTCTTATCCTGTGACCACCCCAGCTAAGGTGCTTTGGATGATAAAGCGGGCTACACGCCATGCTTTGAATATTCTTCGCATAGCATCAGCCAACAAGTTCAAATACAAGCTGGTAAATCTTCAGAATAGGTTTGAGCATTTTCAAAAGCTTATCGAACAAATGGACATAGAGTTCGGAGAAGCTTTGATAGTAGAAGTTACCCTATTTAACGGAACTCCGATCTATGCTTTGTTCGGCACGAAAATTGATGCTGGATTTTCTTATGGCATTGATGGGAGAGAAGAAACCTACTACAAGGATCGGTATGTCAACTTCAGTCCCATGGAGGCATAATGGCTATCGGTCTTGGTCCAGATATTGCAGAGGTCTACGAAGAACTTGGCAGTCTTGCCAACATAGTAAGTCGTGATCCCGTCATTACCGGAGAGCGTATCATTTACGATATTAACTCCCAAGCAACCAAGCCTTTCATCAGAGAACACCATGTAGACGCCACTCTTGCTTACAATACCCAGATCATTGCTGGGGATATTATCTTCATCATAAAGTCTGGCAAATATTACATGGCTATGAACAAAACGCCAGAGATGTTTGAAGATGAAATAGTGGAGTGGAGTGTAGTTTTCTATCTGTGCAATCTACCAGTTACCGCTCATATTGTGAGACCAGTTGAAATAAGGGACACTGTTACTCTCAAGATGATCAATAGTTGGTATACTGTAGCAGATGATCCGATATACGGACTATTGTCCGATAGAATATTCGGCTCGGCTCTTGAACAAGAAAATCCCAAAGCAGGACAGTTTCCTGTATGGAGAATGGACTTATACATTCCCAAGTCCTACGGCATTAAGCCTTTAGATAGGCTCATTATCTCGGAGACAGAGTATTACAAAATAGAGTCGGTTGAATCTTACAATTATCCTAATGCTCAGGTAGCTTTGATTGTAGAAGATACCAGACCAGCTACGACTTTCATATCAGGGGACGTTTACGATGGTTAAGATAGCGGTTGACAGAACTGATCTTGCCAAGATACTTGCTGCCATAGACAGAGTTAAGCAGGTTGTTCTTTCTATGGCTGCTCTTATCCCTGAAGAAAGTGCCAGAGAATTTTCAGACCAGTTAAAGAGTAATATCACAAGTCAGAAGTACGGAGATTTTGGCAATCCTCATACCAATTGGAAGAAGGGCAGTCAGAACGAAGGCATGTACTGGCTCTGGTTGGGGACCGTGCTGAAGTCGATCACTCCGTTTAAACTTAATTCCCCAGCGGGATTTATGAGATGGTTTGTAGGATTGAAATACAGTGGAGCTGGTCTTTCAAATGCTCCTGGTGGAGGTGGTCAGAATAAAGCAACCAGTTACATTAAGAATGGCAAGAAGGTGCAGACAAAGACCAAGCTTTCTCCTCAGCAAGAGAGGGATAAGGCCATTAAACGGGAGCAAGTTGCGGCAAGAAAAGCTGCTTCCACTGGTGTTAAGGTTTTCTCAAAAGCTGATATAGCCACATATCAGGTTCAAGTGAAGAACAGGGCAGGCACTCAATTGGGTGGTGGCACTTCTGCGTCCATAGGTCACCAGATAGTTAATAAGAAAATCATATCCGACACAAGTAGTGATTGATATGCCAAGAAAGACACCGACACCGAGAGATCCTAAACTGTATGCCCACATTGTAGAAAGGGACAGACCTCTGTTTGAATGGACATTGAGAGACTATAAACAGAAGTTTGCAGACAAAGTGGTGAAAGCCAGATTAGCTATTTTAGCAGCGTGGAAATGATATGCACCCATTATCGAAGGAAACAAATGTAAAGACATCTCTCAAGAAGTATTTTATAGATGCTCTTGGAACTGCGGTAACCTTTGATACATCACTAGCCAGTCCTGATTTGAGAATACAAGGTGCTAAAGCTGTTAAACAATGGTACAACATTGCTTTTGGGGAGTTTGGCCGATCTGCATTGAATGAGTATATGTTTGATGCTTACATGCTTTCCAGAGAAGATCCTGAAGGAGAGAAGTTAGCCGAGATTTCTGATATAATGATGGATCTTCTTGTCGATTCATTAATGGAAGATAACACACGACGGATTCCGTTGTATGATGTAAGTGCAGCCCCGTGGACACAAATCACTTCAATGATGGTGCAAGATATATGGGATGCTCCCATTCTTGACACGATTGAAGATGAAACCAAAATAAAGATTTACTCGGTGAGATTACGATGGGGAGCAATCCTGTAGGAACCACTTCTGTCGCATGTGCCAAATGTGGGAAAAAGTTAATAGAGAGAAAACCGAATGGGGTATGGCACTTCATATTCGGTAAACCAGGTGGGAATGGTAGCAGATTCATCCCTGTTGAAATGTTCATTCAAGGGAATTTAAAGATAAAGTGTTTGAGACGGTCTTGCGGACATTGGCAAACTCTCAATTACTTTCCTAATATCTTGCAATCAGAGGGAACTTCCTCCGAAACGACTGACTGTACGGAAAAGAGTGAACCAATAATATCATGACTTAAGGAGGTTTAACATGGCTTTAACACGATCAGGTCCCTTGACCAGAAATCCTCAGGTTGTAGCTTTGGGACTGGCTCAGATCCGAGTAGGGGTAGCGGCTGCTAACATTGGTAGTGTTGGTGCAGTTTTGCTTGCCACAGCTTCGATCGGTGCTCTGGCCAACACAAAGTTTACAGGAAAGACGGATTATTGGAAATTGGAATCTGGGTTCCCCCTTCTGGAAGACATGTCTCTACCCATCAGAGAGTCTTGTATTCTGGAATGCGGGTTCAAAGAAATTTCAATGGCCAATATCCAGCTTGCCCGAGGCATCGACCCGTCTGACGAATATTCGGATACGTACATTGCTCTCGGTGGTCTCGTTGCTCCCGAGTTCGTCCGCATGGAAGCAGTGTACACGTTCCCGGATAGTCTCAGTCAGATGGTCATCATCTTCCCGAGAGCCAACGTCGTGAGTTCGATGGAAATCGACCTCAAGGCTGAGGACGCCGCAGTAGTGCCAATCACGTTTGAAGCGAAACGTGCAGACTCGGGAATTACCACAGGTGGTAATGCTGTGTGGGATGCGATGCCCTTAGGCTCCATCATCTTCCTGTCCGGAGCCAGCATGGTGTAAGGACGTTTTGCAGTTTAACGCAACCTTCCCGGAAGATATGACTTCCGGGAAGGATTCTCTCAAAGGAGAAATGATCATGAGTGACGATAAGAAAATGAATCCCGATATTACGGACATCACTTACGGGAAAAAAGAACTTAAAATTCTTGTCATATATCCTCTCTCTATTGGTGACCAGTTCAAAGTAACGAACATGATCACTGAAATCGTAAAAAATCTGGTAGAGAACAAGGGTACCGCGGGAGATTATGCTTTCATGACTGCGATCATGAATGCTCTTGAGAAAAATCTGTCAAAGATTCTTTCTTTGGTGGCTGACATCAGTGAAGAAGAATCCAAAGATATAGTGGATAGCCTAACAAATATACAGTTGATGGACATTGTTGAAACCATCTGGACTGTGAATTATGAGCCCGCCTTAAAAAAAGGCCAGGACCTCTTCGAGAGGGGGAGGCAGTTGTTTGCTTTGAAGAGGTCGTCTCCGAGTTCCTCCAGCTCTACCCCCAGTACCGACTTGAAGACATCTATAGAAAAGCCTATAGAGCAGGCGGAATAGCTCTTTGTCAATTGGATGTGTTATACGAGTATGCAGTAGAACGGAAGATCCGTGACATGAAGTTTTCCGCAATACTGCATGGGGCAGATCCGAAAGAAATTGAAGACAAGGAGATACCATCCCCTAAAACCATCAAAAATAATCTGCTTTTCGGAGATCCGGCCGACTACGCGAATATGCCCGAGGAAGAACGAAAAGAACTGTCGGAAAAGATGAGGGCTAAGTTTTTCAAGTTTGCTGGAGTAAAAGACGATGGCTGACGATATTAAAGAATTGGGGTTGGGTGTTCTCTTTACGGCCGCAGTTGGTAACTTCGCTAGGGATCTGGACCTCGTAAAAGAACAGCTTAAAAAAGTTGTTACGGACATCGAATCCTTAAACAAGACGGCTACCGAAGGTGCTGACAAGATAGCCAAGGCTCAAGCTAAAGCAGCCGCAGCCGCCGAGAAAGCTGCTGAAGCTGCAAAGAAAGCTGCCGGAGAAGTTAAAGCAGGAGCCGAAGCAGGATCTAAAGCACAAGAAGGTCTAGCCGCTTCTACAAACAAATCTACAT